TGTTCAACTATGACAAGTTTTTGATCCAAGGCGCCGGTTCGATGGGCAAGTCATTCAACGGCGCAGCTTGGTTCTACTTGGATTGGTTGCGCGATCCTTATTATACCTCGATGAAGGTCATCTCATTGACTCGTGAGCACGCCGAGAGAAACATCTTTGCCCACTTGAAAAACTTCCATCGTGCGGCATTGGTCAAACCAGAGTGGGAGAAGGGGGCCGCCATGGTGACAAGCATCCAGGCCAATGAGGATGCCAAGCAGGGCATTCACCTTGTGGCAATTCCCAAGGGCGAGAGTGGTCACGGAACCTTGCGCGGGTTCCACCCGGTTCCCCGGTTTGGGCACAAGCATCCGAGATGGGGAAGACTCTCGCGCATCCGGGTAGTGCTTGATGAGGCAGAAGAGATTCCTTCCGGGGTATGGGAGGGCGTGAACAACATCATGTCATCCATGGATATGGCGACGCTCAACGGCCATGTGAAGATATTCGGCGCCTCCAACCCCAAGGATCGCACTAGTGATTTTGGCATCCGGTGCGAACCACAGAACGGATGGGTGTCAGTCGATTGCGAGGAGGACTTTGAGTGGGAGAGCCGAGAGGGGTATCATGTCCTTCGGATTGATGCGGCATCCTGTGAGAATGTGATCGACCGCAAAATCAAGTTCCATGGTTTACAGACGTACGACGGCTACATGAACTATGCCTCGCGCGGCAACACACCCGAGTACTACACAATGGCTCGTGGTTGGTTCCCGGAGGAGGGCATGGCCATGTCGATCATCACCCCCGCCATGATGGACAATTCCATGGGGATTGCGCGATTCATTGGGCCGGTGGTTGCCCTGGCCGCCTTTGATCTTGCGCTGGAAGGGAATGACCAAGTTATTTGCAGTTACGGTCGATTCGGTTTATGCGATGGCTGGACTCCTCGGGACGGGAAGTTTGTGGCATTTCCCTCCCATCGAACGGTGCTCCAGTTGGATTCCCAGATCGCATTCCCCAAAAAGACCACATTGGAGCAGACCCATGCAATCATCAAGTTCTGCAATACCATGAAGATCACTCCCACATGGTTGTGCGTTGACCGAACCGGCAATGGTGCTGGTATCCACGATTCCCTCTGCACTTTGTTTGGGGAAAGCGTCATGGGGGTCAACTATTCCTGGGCGGCCACCGATACCAAGATCCTTGGGGATGATAGCAAGAATGCCAGTGAATTGTACCAGGGGGTCGTGACTGAGTTGCTTTTCGGTTTGGCTAAATACTTGGAGTTTGGGTTCCTCAAGATATCGCCGGGGTTCCGTACAGAAGAGTTGGTCAGGCAGGCTACCGGGCGCCGGTACAAGCAGATAGGAAGGGGTTTGGTACGGGTGGAGTCCAAGGCGAACTATGTGAAGCGTACCCGGAGCAGGAGTCCTGATGCCCTAGATTCGCTTTCCTTGCTAGTCCATCTGATGCGCCAGAGGAGCGGGGATATCCCCCAGATGGTGGAGGATAAGAAGGCACCCAGGCGAATCCGCGAGGAAAAGCGCCGGTCTATCGTCGACGATCTCAAGTTTGTGGACTTTTCTGAAGATGGGGGCCAAGGTAATTTTATGATGTAAAACTTTTACCTTGTGGTGTAATGGTAGCACAACAGACTTTGAATCTGTTTGTCATGGTTCAAGTCCATGCAAGGTAGTACTCTTAAACGATATTATTATGCCAAAATTGATAAAAGGAATCGTGCCTCCGGGCGGATGGCATTTTATTCAAGATGGGGTGACTCTTAAAGCATCTGGCCATACAGAGTTAGTGAAAACCGTAGAAGCATTCCGAGCAGAAAACGAACTTCCCATTGGGGATGTTGAACAAGAAATCACAGATCAAGTTTGCGCTAGGACTCCGCAATCATGCCATGGGGTGGATTCTGTACTCATCAAGGTTCACAAAGCGACTGTTAATGACAAAAACACTTTGATCCGCGACATTAGCGTTTGGGCATCTAATTTGTTGCGCCAAAAAACTCCTTTTCGGTTAGTGGGGGATGAATTGGCAGAAAGTCGCAGTCAGATTTGCCGAAAATGCCCGGAAAATGTAAATTGGAGGGGGGGATGCCGATCCTGTATTACAGCAGCAGATAGGGTATGTGCTACAGTCCGGCAAGCCAGAGATACCAAATCCTCCAAAGTATTGGGGGGATGTCAAAAACTACGGCACGACAATCGCACTGCAATTTTTCTTGAAAAAGAATTTCTTTCGACAGATTCTAGCGTGCCAGATTATTGCTGGTTGAATTCTTAACTTCATGGCCGACATCAAACCGTTACCCCCGCGCATTACCGATTCGTTTGTTCACAAGAGCAATCGTGTCGTGGATGACTATTCCAAACCCAAGATTTTGGATTTGGAAGTCGTGCAACCCACGGATTCCAGTAATGATATCGTGGATGAATCTACTTTGGCAGTGCGCCGCACTTTCAAGGATGCAAGGCAAGCGCACGCGGCTTATCGTCGATTAAAGCAGCAGAACGTTGAGCGCAATCGGAAGAATCAACTCATCCAAAAGAAACTCAACAATGAACCTCCCTATTCTCCCAAAAAGTTGGAGAGTATGGGCCAGAATTGGAGGAGCAATCGTCCGACGGGATTTCTTTCGACGATGGTCAGTCGCATTCAGCCCCCCTTCCGCCAAGTCATTGAACAGGCACCAACACTGACCTATACCAAGTTCCCTTTGGAAAGCGTCGATGCAGAAAATAAAACCAAGGTTTTCCGCGAGGAAGTAACTAAAACTATTCGCGGATGGAAGGGGCAGGATGACCTCCTAGCCCAAATCGTCCATGAGAATACCACTTTTGGGTATACTGGACTTTGTTGGGACGACTTGCGCGACTGGAAACCAGAATTCTTGCGGCAGGACTACACTTTCTTTTCAATTGAAACACCGCATGAAGTTGATGCCACACCGATCTGGGCGCGCAAGCGTCGCTACCAGATAGCAGAATTGCTCCCGATTTTGGAACGGGCTGAGATTAGTGCTATGGCCGGGTGGCACGTCAAGAATCTCATCAAGGCCATCAACAATGCTATCCCTGCTGGTCGGACGCTTGATGCAGATGATGATGCTCGTCGCTATGAGGATTGGCTGCGCGAGGGATCCTACGGGGCTTCCTACGAAAACGATGCCAAGTATGTGGAATTGGGTGAAATAATGGTGAAAGAACCTAGCGGTAAAATCAGCCGATTCCTTTTTGATGACAAATCCGGCGATGAGATTTGTACGCAACTGGACCGATTTAATCGGATGGGCGAATGCCTCGCTTTGTTCTCTGTGGAAATTGGTAGTGGAAACCTCATGTCTAGTCGTGGGGCAGGGCGAGATCTTTACAATACGCATATTGCCATTGATAAGGCCCGGAATCTAGTGGTGGACAATGCTTACCTCAAGGGGATGTTATTGCTTAAAAAGACACCCAATGCTCGCCCGGATTCCGCACCTCTGGTGGTCAATCATCCTGTGGCTATCGTGGGGGATGGGTACGAGGTGGAAGCCTCTCAATTGCCAGCCGATGTCGAGGATTTTCTCCGCTTGGATCAATTCATCACCGGTTTGGCAGAAATCCAAATTGGAACCTTCCTCCCAGGAGAACCTCTTGGGGAAAGCTCTGGGCGAAAGACTGCCAGTGAAGTCAACCGGGTTGCTGCCATCGAAAACCAATTGCGTCAGGGAATCCTTATGCGTTGGTCTAGGCAGTACACTCGGGCTGTCGAACGGATGCAACGGGGCATTTGTCATCCAGAGCATGTGAAGGCTGCTGCTGACCTCAAGTTTCTCCTAGATCAAGTCCGAACTGTTGAGGTAGAAGCTCAATGGGCGCGCCGAGAAGTTGTTGAGGCATTTGATCGCAGCGGCATGGAAATGCCTAGATTTCTCGTGCCTTTTGAAGTCCCAGAATATCTGGATGAGGATGCCATCGAATGTTGTTTGCGGATGTTGGATCGCAATGTGCCACCTTCAGATATTCTGCTGATGGCATTTAGTCCAGCAGTTGAACTTGTCCCGGATACAACCCCTCAAGATGCTGCTGCCATCGATATGCTGGTCCAACGCTATACCGGAAACCCATCAATCAACCAGGACGAGTTGATCAAGTTGGATTGGTCGCGCAAAGTTGGAGAGTCAATTGCCAACCAAGTTATTCTGCCAAAAGATCAAGTTGAAGCAGTTGCGATTGAAGCAACTCGTCAACAAATCATTGAATTGCAAGCAATTATGGCAGGGCAAGAAGTTCCTGTCTCGCCTCGTGACAATGATATGGTTCACCTTCAGACCATGGGGATGAAATTGTTCCCAGTCATTGAGCAAGCTCCTCCTGGGTCATTGCCACAAGAGATGATCCAACCCTTTACGAAAGCCTTGCAGCACTTTATGATGCATCTTCAGCAGGCAGAAATGAAGGGCATTCCGGGCAAAGCCCTTGTCGATTATAAGAATGGGGTAAAAGAGGCAGTTGCCAAAATCACCCAAGGCGCTAATGTGCCGCCACCCCCTAATGTGACTCCAGCAGCCACCGTCGCAAAATCAGGCATCAATCCCATCAATCAATCGCAGGTCAAAAGCGTAAATCAATTGACTGGAACCATCACTCCCTCACAATCAGAATCTGTAGCAGCAGTTGCCATTCCCCCAAGACCTCCAACAGCACGATAAAACAAAAACCAAAAATATATGGATTGGAATCAATCGGATAGTGTCCGGTTACGCGAGTATCTGAACACATCCCACTGGGCACTAATAAATGCCCTAAAAACACTCACCCCCAAAGTCGTCGTCGATACAGATTCAAAGATGGAATCTGTTGCCTTGATGGGTGCTCGCAAAGAAGGTTTTGAGGAAGCGATTACAGCACTCCTAACTTTGTCCAAGGTGCTCCAGAAACAAGAACAACCCGAAGCCGGTAATTTTACCGCAATGTAATTTATGCCTAACGAAAACGAAAACACCGTACCTGAAGATATGCCTGTTACCGGGCTGAATACCCCATCACTGGATGCTGATGCACCAGATACCGACACACTTGCATCCCTAGATGCATTGTTAGACGAGTCTGAAAAGGCACTTAATCCGGGGTCCTCTGAACCCGCAGAAGTCACTGAGCAACCCGCGCCAGAGTCGAATGATACTTTTACTAGAAATACAGAAATCCCCCAAACCGAAACCCCAAACCCCCAACCAGTCACGCCGGTATCAATTGATACCACTCCCAACTCTGAACCGGAAACCGAGATTGACCCAGAGATTGCTGCCATTGAGCGTCCTCGGAACTTGTCTGAAAAGAATCAGAGCAACTGGCGCAAAATGCAGGAAACTGCGACCAAATACAAAAAAGAAGCCGAGGAGGCCGCCATGCTCAAGCAACGACTCCAGGAGATGGAGTCTCGTCCGGCACAAACTCC